TTTTTTGTTAAAAAATTACCATCATAATCATACACATATTCTTGCCAAGTTGTGTAATAATCATTCATTCTATCATCAATGATTCTAAATTTACCTTCACTCCACATCAACTTAGAACCCATTGTTGTTAGCAAATTTTCTAATACTTGAAAATAGTTAAGAGAAAAATTATTATTATCATCTGTAAATGCTAATACTTGTATTAATGTTTTTTCAAATACATCGGCATTTGAGTCCATTGTTGTTTCAAACATTGGGCTTTGTGTTGAAAATAACTCATTTGAGTTTAAGTAAAAATACCCTGTGCCTGGAAAAGAATTGGTTAAAATATCAGCAAAAAAAGTAGTAACAGGATAAGCTCCACTCGATGTCAATAATCTAAAGTTTTCTGAATTAAAAGGTAAGTCAACTAATGTACCTATATAGTCTATTGCTTTTAGACTTGTCATATATGGATAAGATGCTGATTCAAACTTTAATAAATCAGTAAGAACAACACCACCCCAATAGTATAAATTATCTTTTAATATAGTTATATAAATTGTTTTCTCGGCTCTATCAATTAATGTATTCAAATACGTTTCCATTGTTAAATCTTCAACAAAAATATCAATACTTAAATCGGTTGCTTTAACAACATCTTTATATAACTCATCCCCCTTTGAATTTACATTTAATGAAAAACCCTCGCCTCCTAATCTTATTTCAGTTGATGATCCTGAAAAATATAAGTCATGTATTTGAACAACATATTGAATGTTTTTACTTGAAACAAATGTTGATGTATATTTTATGTTTGCCATTAAAATCTTGTTTCTCTGCCTGTTATTCTACTATAATCTCTTGAATTTTTAGCCTGTGATATTCTTATATTGTTGCCACTTATCACACCTTGCACCATTACATTGCCACCGCCACCGCCACCCATTGACCTCATTAATATACCTTGTAATTTATCTAATGGTGCAACTACTTCAGGGTTATTACTTGCACCTGAGTATTCACCAATTAAAGCATTGGTAGGGCCATATACTACACCACCTGCTGCAAATCCTGTAGTTTCCTCTTTGCCTAAGTTTGCCATGCTTGATTTAGCTGCTGATCCTATTGCAATTAAAGCCGCACCTGCTGCAATAGCTGCTGCAGGGTTTATAAATAGTTGACTCTGTATAATTAGTGCTGATATCCCCATTTGTACAAACTGCTTACCTAATTGCACCGCTGCATCAGCGACCATTGAAAGAAGTGAGTTAAAGAATGAATCTAAACTACCTCCACCTTCCATCAACTCTCCTATCGTAGTAGCCAATAATACAATGCCATTTGTTGCTAAATTTGCAAAGGCTTGCTGAATTAGTTGCCCTGCATTAACCATTCTAAATGCAGCATTTTCAAAATTAGTAGCCATTTGGTCGTATATCTCTTTATCGTTAAGCAGTGGATTTTCAGCTTTAATTTTTGCAAACTCCTCCTCAACATCTTGTTTATCCATCCCGAATTTTGTAATTAATTCAAGTTCCTTTTTTTGATTGTCTTTTACTGATTGAAGTTTTTGGTCAATAATTTGTTTATTATATTGCATACCAGCTTCAAGGTTTTCTTCGTATGCTTTTTGAACATCATCTTCATCTTTCTTTTTTTGATCTAGTATATTTTTATTATACTGCATACCCGCCTCCACGTTTTCTTCATAGGCTTTTAATGCATTTTGATCATCTTTTAGTTTCTTGGATGCATTTTCTCTGATTTCTTTTGATGCTTTTTTATTCAGCCCAATTACTTTAGTAGCACCATCAGCTTGCATGATATTGTATTCAACTTGTTTTTGTTTTAAGTCTTCTTTAAGTTTATACTCCAAAGCCATTTGGGTATTATTCTGAGATGCCTTGTCAATTATTAATTTTATGGCTTCTTGTTCAGCTTTGTTTTTTTCTAGTCCAAGTTTTAAAAGTTCTGATTCGGGTTTACCTTGGGCTTGTGCCATTTTTAAAGCATTGTCAGCCGCCTTAATTTTATTATCTCCTAATTTTTTTTCAATTTTAATACTCTTTTCAAATGCATCATTTTCTTTTTTCTGCCCCTCTTCTACTTGCTTTTCAAACTTCTCATTCATTTTTTTCTGAGCCTCTGCAAGTCGTTCCGTCTTAACTTCAGCAGCAGACATCGATTCTACAACTGAGTCCCAATTGGCTGCAAGTAACCCTACTCCAATAATAAGTAAGCCTATACCTGTTGCTGCTATGGCTGCTTTCATTGCTCCCATCTCTATAACTGCTGCTGTTATTTGGGTTTTAAATGCCCCCATTGAATCTGCTAACCCTCCAAGTTGATTTATTCCTTCAGACAGAGCCATTAAGCCTTGAAGTTTAGCCATTGTTTTTTGAGCATTTTCGCTTTCAATTCCAAATGCTGCCATTCCCCCTTGCACAGCCATTAATCCACCTGTAACACCTTGTAGCACTCCTAATACTGCTTTGAATTTAGCATCAGGGTTTAAAGCATCAATTGCTTGACCTACATCCCCCATCTCATCTTTTAACATGGCCGCCTTTTGAGCGGCTGCAATAAATTGAGGAGACATTCTTCCAAATTCTTCTGATGCTTTTTGGGCCTCAACTGTTGCTGCCCTTAGTTGAGTCCTTAAACTACCTCCTGCTTTCTTTCCTGCATCGTCTCCATCCTTACCTACATTGTCAAATGATTGCTTAACCTTGGCAAGTTCGGTGTTCATTGTATCAACCGAGGACCTTATAGAATCAGCTAGTTTGGCATCGGTCGAGGCAATAGACTGAGCAAAATCAGTCATCATTTTACCAACCGCTACAAGTGATTTCTCAAGTGGTGTTAGTGTTGCTACTAATGATATATTTAAACTTCTACCTGCCATTACATTAATTTATTGGATTCTAATTCTTTTTTTATTCTGTCGTACTCAGATAGTTTATATTCTTTTTGTGTTTCTTTATCCCAATGGAAAGGAAATAGTGCAATAGGTTGCATTGGTTTGGATAGTTGGGCATTTACTAACGTAGTAAAAAACATTCTTGAGTATTCCAATTGTTCATGTTTAGCTGAGTCTTTACCTTTGATATAATTTGCCCATTCTCGTGGTGTATAATCGTATATCTCCCCAATTCTTAACCCATAGTATGATGCAGATTGTTCCAACTCATCCCAGTCTATTTCTGTTCGTTTGGGCTTACCACCTCCGCTTTCCCTTCTTCAATTTGTTTGGTTTCTTGCTTACCTGTCATTGCCTCAACTATCGCATTAGCCAGTATATTCATGTCTTTAATGTCAATAGTGTCAGCAAATGAATCATAGCTATGAGTAAAGTCTTTCTCTTTATTTTCTTTGCCATATCCACTTTTTACCCCTTCAAAAACTACTTTGCATAATGGTTCAAAACCACCCTCTTCTATTTCTGAAAAGACTTTATTGATGTTTAAAATACCATGGTCTCTTTTTAATCTGTGGAGAGCTCCAAATGTCAATGCAAATGGATGTTCTTTTTCGTTGATAATAATTACTTGTTTCATATTTATATTATTGTTATTGATTGACAAATTTAAAGCACAATATTTATGTTATCAAAAAAAAGGGGTAGCAAATAAATCAATACCGCCACCCCTCAATAACAACATAACTACTATGCTGAGTTCTTTATGCTGCTCCTTGAGTCATTGGGCCATCTACCTCGAATGATGCTCCAAATTCTACATTACCTTCTACCTCCGCTGATTGGTCTAATGATGTCAAATAGGCAGATGCGGTGTATTTTTTAGCCCCACCTCCTGCAAATAATTGCTTAAATACAACTGTCATAACAGTTCTATTTTCTAACGCATCGTTAAGCTCCCAAAATCCATAAGGTGTTGCATTTGGATCGAGCAATCCTTTGAAGTCAAATGATGCACTCATTAATCCTTCTGCAAGTTCTCTATTACCATTAGAATCCTTGGTAGTTGTGTCTCTTGGTGACATTGAAAATTTAAGATTAGCACTCTTGCCATTAGCTATTACACCTGTCCCGATGTATAGTTTTACTTCTGTTCCGTTTAATATTACTGACATAATTTTTTTAGTTTGCTGATGTTATTAATCCATTAATCTCAAATGAGGCATCAAATTCAACACTACCCTCAACCTCCGCTGATTGAGTCATTGATGTTATATAACAGTTAGCGGTAAATGTTACACCATCTTGGTAGTATTCAACGCTGCATGGTTGTCTGTTAGCTGCAATAGCGAATAAATCAATAAACCCATACCCGATGTTCATAGACACTAAACCTTTGAAATCGAATGAGCCTGATTTAATTGCTTCAGCAGTACCTTTCCATCCTGCTGAATCCTTTGTTGTTGTCTCCCTGGTTGCCATCGCTCTTTTGAAGTTAGCGGTTTTGCCATAAGATATAGTGTCAGTATCAACTTTAATGACACATGAAGTTCCGTTTAATATTACTGCCATTTTATTTTATTATTTTTCTTGTTTCTTTTTTTGGTTGCTTTGCCATAGCGTTTTCAGGCTTTTCTGTTTTTGGAATACCAATACACCCTAGCTTTGTGTATTTATCAATATCTGAAACGTGTATTTCTATTATAGTTCCTGCTTCTATAACTCTGCCTTGTGAGTTGGTATAGTCTTTTTGTAGTTTATATCTTGCCATTTTATTGTCTGTTGTATCTTATTATATAGTCTTGACTTATTGAATATTCTCCCAATGTGCCTGCATTCATTACAAAATCGGCATCTTGTTGGTCATCGAAAAAAACTATTTGTATATTGCCACCTGAGTAATAATCAAATCCGCTTCTTATGTTATCGGCTATTGTGTTGCACTCAGCCGATTGAGTGGTGTGTATATTAATTTGAAATCTAGTATCATCTGTTACACTTGCTCCATCTTTAGTATTATTTGGGCCTGTTGATATTTGATTGAATATAACACAAGGCATATTATAATTGGTAGTTGGTCTGTTGACCTGGTAAACCGATACCCCTGTACCAAGTATATTTGTTAATGCTCCAAATATTTCAGTCTTAATACTCATTATGCAAATTTCTTAACTACTAAATCCCCTAGTTTTGACTCCATCATATTTAAAATAGCTTCCTTGTTTTGGTCAAATGCTGGTCTCATAAATGGTCTAGGTGGTATTACCTTCCCGCTTTTATGAGTAAATCCATACTCGACTAAGTTAGCATGGTTACCCCCACTTTTTGCACCTTTTCTTTTAAACCCTTTTGAGCCTTTTCTATACTTAGGGCCAACTACTAAATAGTTCTTTTTCTTAGGTTTAAAAAATTGAATTGAATCTTTTAAATTACCTGAATCAACAGGGACTTTTTCTTTTATTTTAGCAATAAGAAAATCCGCTTGAACTTTTAACACTGATTGAACTTCATCACCTGTTGGGACTGCTTCAGCCAATGCTTTTAGAACTTCGTTTATGCCTTCTACTGCCATTATCGTTTTATTTGTGCTAATATTTCTAATGCTATTTTTCTACCATATTGAACCGCCTCTTGAATAGTTAATATTGTATATGTTTCATCCATGTACTTTAATAACATTGTATCAAGTAAATCAACTGCATATCCATAGCGTACTGTGAATATCATTGTATCTACTCCTTGCTTCCTATCGTTAGTATATTCTTTACCTGCTGGACTTGAATTAGCTACTTTTGCCCACATCGATTTGAATAAAGTTTCAGATGTTGTAAATCCGCCTTCATTGTTTGTCGTTTCTGTGAACGTATAAATATCTATTTTTCTATCAAGTTTCCCTATGTTCATTTAAAATACTCTTATTTTATATGGGTTTAAAATGTATTCAGATGTCTTTGGTACATCGGCCACCGATTGACCTACTTGAACATCTTGCCTATTCTCATACCAATGTCCGCCCATTAATTTAATAGCGGTTTTGACTGCTTGAGGAATGATATTGGAATCATCATTTACGTTCCACCTAGTTTTATAAGTGATGGTTATTGGGTTTAAAACATCTTTATTTAATGTAGGTCTAGTGATTAAATTAACCCTCCCAACCTCGTTATAAATATCAAAGTTATAATCTACCCCTGTTGACATTGCAACATCGTTACCATCAGTATTTTTATAAGTGAAAGATTCAACCTTCCATGCTGGCCCACGAACTAAATATATAATATTATTTTCAGGCCAATTATCATCATTAAAAGATACTGTATTTTCATTCAAGTATCTCCATGTCATAGACTCTACTTGGTCTTGAGCTGCTAATATCAATGCCTCTATATAATCATCCTCATCTGTAAATGATGACTCAATTTTTAAATGAGTTTTCATTTCAGATAAAGTAACTACAAGCTCATCATGAGCTGCTCTGTCTGTGAATTGATATGTGCCTGTTATCTTCATATAGTTTATATATTGCCCCGACTTTTTACATCGGGGCTTTATATAGTATTAGTTTAGGCTGTTAAACATCCTGTTAATGTACCGATTGCACTTGGTTGTTTCAATGCAGAGTCAACGTATTGGTTAACTGTGATAGCTATTGAACCTGCTCTTGCGATTGCAGCAGAGTTAGTGTCAATCATTAGTTCGATTCCTCCGAATTGACCGATAACAACTTGAGAGAAGTCACCAAATACCATTGATGAACATACTCCTGTAGAAGTACCTTTGTCCAAGTTTGATGGCAAGTTGGTAGTTGAGAATGCAGGGTAGCCATCAATCACATTTTGGATTCCTCCGAAATATTGGTTGTAAGCAAGTATCATTGCACCACTTCCGCTATCAATTACTGTTTGTTTCAACTTAGCAACCAATTTAGGGTTCAATAAGAACTTACCATTAGTCACATCTGCGTTTGCAGTTAGAACTGTTTGCACTAACTCTAATACTTTCGCAAGTGTTGGAGCAAGTCCATTTGTTCCCATTGATACAGTGCTAATGCCTGAAGTACCTAAAATACCTGTTGGCTTATTGCTACCATCACCATTGATAACTGCTGCTTCCAATGCACTATACATTGACTTCATGATGTTACCTAAGATGTAATTCTCAATTGAATTGTTTGTTTGAATCATCAACTGACGCGATATGTTTGTAGCACCTACTAACAACTTAGGGCTTAATGAACGATTCACAACCGTTGCATCGGCAGGAGATTGACTTCCTGTTTCAGTTACCCAAGATGAAGTTACTGCTGTAGTGAAACCTGGAAGATCTGTGAATGCAGTCAATCCTGTTAATCTTTGAACTCCTAATTGGTCTAACACTGAGTTAGGAAATAACGAATCAAAAAATCCTAACTTTTCAGTAGGTACAAAGTAACCACCTGCTGATGGAGTTCCAACATTCATAGTACGAGCCTCTTGCTTTCTGTAAGCTAGGGCATCCAAGATATTTGATGATAAGTAGACTCCTTTAGGAGCAGAACCACCAATCTCTCTTACTTCTTTAGTTGACTCATCAACTAATTCTTTTTCAAGTCCATCAAGGTTACGACCTTCAGCCATAGCCATTACAACTTTGTTCAAAGAGAATTTTCTCATCTCTTTTTGCTCAGAGCTATCTCCTTCAGAAGATACTCTTTTAAAGCTTCTTTGTTCTGACTTTTCTAACAATTTGATGTCAGCATCAGCCGCATCTAATTGAGAATCTAAGTCATTCATTTTAGCTCTTTCTTCATTCGTGATTGTGTTGTCTTTCAACTTAGCTAAAAGTCCATCGAGTTCTTTTGCTATTAGGCCACGTGCCTCTTTTTTTGATTTTAAGTCCATTTTTGGTATATAATTAATTGTTTGTTTTAATTTTTCTTTCTAGTTGCTTGGCTAAGAATAAATCATCTGCTTTGCGTTGTTCTGTCGCATCAGTCTTAGCCTTTAACATTTCATCCTTTACATTTTGAACTGACCTACCCATTACTGAAGTATCAGCATAGGCAGGAAATGTTACAGGTGATACATCAAATAAGGTATCAAACTTTAATATAGTTCTCTTGTATATTTCCTTTTCGGTTTCTTCGTTGTTAAAGCACTCCATTTTATCCTCTTTTACTTTAAAGGCAAATGAAGATTGAGATATGTCACCTCTAGTGATTGACTTATATAAGTCTGAGTGAGCCATGATAGTATTATCTAACATGCATTCATAGAATAACCCTGACTCATCAACTCCATAGGTCAATGTGCCTGCTGCTGACCTACCAAGTATTTGATTTGAATCGTGGTTAAATAAACATCTCACATCATTCTCAAGCACATCATCAAATGCACCTTTAGCAATTACTTCTTCGTAGCTTTCGTTAGCATTTTCATATAGGATTGTAGGCACTTCTGTAAGTGCTGCATAGCCTTTGATGTAAACACTTGATTCAGGCTCTCCATCTTGTGCTGCCCTTGTTTCAAATGGTTTTTTAGAGGTTAAAAAGAATCTTCTCTCTGCTCCGTTTATGCTTAATATATAATCTTTCTCCATTGGTTAATTTTTTGTTGCTGCTTTCGGCTCTGGTGTTTTAGTTGGGTCAGTTGTAGTTGTTGATTCAACTCTAGGAGGTGGTATCAATTGCCCATCTTCTCCAATGATTGCCATATTTAAAGGTTTATATAGTGAATCACCACCCTCTACTCTGTTTAAATTCTCCGCACTTCTAACCTCATTTATTGATACCACCCCATCAGTAAGTAAGGTATGCCAAAAAGCAGCTCTAGCTTGTTGGTTTCCTCTCAATAATTCACTCACATTGATATTAATATAGTGGTCTTTTTGTTGTTGTTCTGTCAATAGTTTTGACTTTAATTCCATTTCAATCTTAGTTATCCAAGGCTGTAAAGTATCGACTATATAATCAATATTTTGCTCCTCAATGTTTGAGAATGTGGCCTTGTCCAAATCTTGAATCTTGTGGAGTGGGATTCTTAATACCCTTGCAATCTCAATAACTGAATACTTCCTACTATCTAATACTTGAGCTTGCTCTGCATTAATAGTTATTGGATTGTATTTAGTACCTCCTTCTAATATAGGTGTATGACCTGAGTTCCTAGCACCTGCCCAATTACGGATTGAATCACTTAGCCTCTTATATGCTGGCTCATCAAGTGTACCTTCAACAGTTAATGTACCTCCTAAATTAGTACCATTTTTATAGAATGAATTTGCAAAGTCTTGTGATGCCATTGCACCTCCGTAAACATTTGATAGATAAACTAACAATGGAATACCTGCTATCGAATCAAGACTAATCCCTTTTAAATGTATGATGTCATCAGATGAGTAGAATCCTTCCTCCATCCAATAGCCTAAGAAATTATTCCCTAATACTTGATAAGTGATAGTATCATCTTGGCTAACCCATATAGTCACAGACTCAGGTGCTATCAATTTAAGTCCTATAGGTTGGTAATATTCATCTCTAATAATATATGCGTATGCATTACCTTTTAAAATTGCTTGACTCAGTAATGAGCTAATCAAATCAAAAGGGATTAAACCTCTCATAGGTCTTACTTTAAGTAAGTATGCCACCTTAGATTCTTCAATACTTAATTCGTGCTTATCTCCATCAGGGTCTTGTTTAAATACTCCGATTGGTAACTTGGCCACATCCTCTGAAATGTTTCGAACTGTTGCATAAACTGCCGATAATCTTAGTGCGGTTTGCTGAGTAACAGTATTACCAGCATCAGAAATTGATGAAAAAATATTAGTCGGTTGGCCGATAGAGTTAAGTGGCATCTTAGTCGATGCCCTTTCCTCGTGTGCTTTGCCAAAATTAAAAGAGTATTTACCGATGCGAATTTCCACGCACCAATATTAATATCTTAAAACGATTTAAGATTATACAACAATATTGTATTAGTAATTTAATAATTTAAACCACCATATAATTGTACTCTGATTTGTAGTAGTTTATTATTAAAATTCTAAATTTGTAAAAAAGTCTTTAAGAAATTAAAGGCTTTTTTTTTATAACTTTATATTGTGATTAGAGGCTGCCGATGTTTTAAATGAGTTATAACTTGCAAATTTTCTACTACCAAACAACCTCTCATGTTGATTTTCGGCAAAATTATACGCATCAATTATGGTGCAACCATGCTCACTCTTGTATTCTCTGATTACACTTGCAAAAGTTTCAAGATTATTTTTAAACTTTAATACTTCTGACTTGTAGGGTTTCTGATTTATTATGGATTGTATTTTCATATTAGTCGTTCCTTCCTCTTAATAATTTACTCAAGTCGCTTTCATCATCTTCTTGCGATTTAGGACTAGCTATTCTGCCTCTGTCACTTGGATTCATTCCAAACTTAGCCGCCATTTGATTGAAAATATTATAAGCATCCATATAGATTTGATGATATGGACTTTTCTTTTCTGAACTTCCATCTCTAGTTTCTACTGTTATAGTCAATCCGTTTACCCTTATATGCTCATCGCACATCTCCATTGTGGCCCTAGACTTAGCAAGTATCTCAAGTGAGTAAAGGTCTGACTCTTTCAATACTCCTGTTGGCTCAAGTATATTATACATTGAATCAAACCACTTTTGTTCTCTTTCTGTCATAGTGGATATTGATTTAGTAGCATCTAATTCAGGTGCATCAAATCCTTTATCAGCATCTCGGCTTTGTCTTAGTGTGCCTTTGTTTTGCTTTGTTTCAAGCGGCAATTTGTATCTTCCTTTTCCCATTATATAAATCTTATGTCTCTGTTATTGTAAATTGATTTTTTTGTATAGTCTTTTAACTCATCACTCATCATCTCACCTACTGCCATGATTGATGAGATAACTGCATCTATCTTACCTCCTTCTTTTCCTCTTACTATCTTAACTTCATCTCCTTGGTTTTCTTTTACCTTCGCATTCGACATCATCCACCTCATTGATGGGCTACCATCGTGCCTAATCTTTTTAGATATTACAAGTCTTTCAATCTCTTTAATAGGTTGTGACATCATTGATGCGGTTTGTGCGTAGGCCGTTGCATTTATGCCTTGTTCGTTCAAATGGTTTGGCATTGTGCCTGCATATCTTCTATCAAATGCGAGTGCTTGACAATTAAACTTCTTTAACTCTTTTAAAATATCATCTTCAATCTTATCAAAGTGAGTTACGTTTCCATCAGTAAAATCAATCCACCCATCGTTTGCCCAATTCAATATGAAAGGTTGAGATTGTTTTGCAAGTTCAATAGCATTTTCTTCAGGACACCACATCTTAACCTTTAAATAAAAGTTGCCATCAGGCAATTTGAACACCATAGATAGAGCTGAGAAGTCTCTAGTTTCTGCCAAGTCTAACCCTGCCCACATTGGTAAGTTTTTCAAATCTTCATCACTCATTCTATCTTCACAATCCATCCATTGCTCATCTGTTATCCAACCTTTGCCACCAAAAGTCCATACGTTTAAGTCAAGTTGTTTAAATACGTTTACCTTGCTTGCTCTGTTCGTTGCCTCTTGATATTCCGAGTACATATAATCCCACTTCTTACTTACTCCTAAATTGGGGTTTGCTTTTCTCCAGGTTGCAGGTAGAGTCCAATCATCTCCCTCATCAATACTATATTTAATACCCATCCATCCATCATCTTCTTTAATACCTTGCAATATTTCTTCAGTCATTTTTGAATGTTCATAGCAAATAGAATCTAACCTTTTGCCTGCGGTGGTTATCTCAAATATTAATGGATTCCTTCTAGCTCCAATTGCAGTAGTAAGCAAATCAATAATACCACTATTTGACATCTCATGCACCTCATCACATATTGCACAATGTGGATTAAGTCCACTCATCTTGTCTGAGTCTGCTGATAGTGGAGTCATAAATCCAAACTTACCATTGGCAAATAAAACCCTATTAGATGACCGTTGAATTGTTAGGTGGCTTGATAGTTCAGTATTAAATCTAATCATTGATGCAGCTTCATCATAGCATATTCTAGCTTGGTCTTTCTTGGTTGCTGCAAAGTAAATCTCAGGGCCTTCTTCTCGATCTAATATGTACATGTATAAAGCTATTGCTGCTGCCATTGTAGTCTTACCATTCTTTCGAGGTATCTCTATATAAACCTTTTTAAACCTTCTGACTAGCTTGCCTGCTTCATTGGTCTTATAGAATCCAAATATATTTGCAATAATAAACTTTTGCCATCTTTGAAGTATTAATTTTTGACCTCCAAACTCACCCTTGCTTTGCTTCAAAAGTTGAATAAAGTTGATAACTAAATCAACTTTAAACTCATCAAACTTTAAATCCTTTCTTTGCTTATCGTTTAAGTATCTTTTACAAGCAAGAACTACCCAATTACAAGCAGGCTCTCTACCTGCAATTACATCTATTGCATAGCTATCGTATTGTTTTATGTCAAGTGTCTTAGCCATTATTTACCAACTACTTTTTTATAAAGTTCAATTCTCTTGTCATTAAGTTCTGATAGGTTGTACTTATCATGTATCAGTTGCTTACTCCTAATGTAATGACCTTGATAATCATGCTCTATATTAAAATCATTCATTAATATTTGCTTATCTGCAAACTCACCTACTCCATTACCAACACACACACCACCTGCAAGTGTCGCTTCTATCCATGCTATGTTAGATTTGGCTCTGTTGAACTCATCATCTACTAATGTGCAAAGTATGTGAGCTATGTTTGAAGTTTGAAGTAATCTGAAGTATCTAACTAAATCTTCTCCAGCAAAAAACTTACTATTTTTAATGTCTAATTTTGGCGAACCTTGAACGCAATCATGACCCCAAAATTCTATTTGATTAACTTGTTTTGCTACAGATTCATAGAATGATGAGAACTGCCTTACATCATCTATGTGAGTTGATGAACCTCGCCAAATAGTTTTGCCTACCTTGTTATATGGTTGAATCTTGTACTTGTTTAAATCAATTCCATTGTTAATTACGTTGCATTTAATACCTAGTTTGTTCTCAATGTAGTCACCTAGAGCTTTAGTTGATACAGTTATAGCCCTAGCACCTTTCATCATCTTCTCCATTGTGCCTAATACTTTAAAATTGTATGTTGATTTAATTGATGAGTGACTTGGTATCTCCCAAAAATTATCATCCAAATCATAGACATAAGGGATGCCAAGTTGAGTGACATACTCAGCTAACTGAGTAGCGTTCCCTAATGCCCTTTGAAATATGACTAAATCGTATTTGATTAGATGCTTCCAAGATACTTTTTGTAAATCTTCATAGCAATCAAACTCAATGTCTGACCGCTTCATTATATCTCCATAAACACCCCAGGCTCTATACCATGAAGTCGGGTCTGTTGGCATTGCACAGACTGCTAGTATTCTTAATTTTGTCATGCTATTAATTTAATTTGTCCTTCGTATAAACCTTGATTTGGTCTGAGTGCGTTATACCACACATCGACATCGTTGTAAAAGTTAAATTTATCGGGGTGCTTTTGGTATAGTTCTTTGATTAAATCTCCATCATTCTCATATCTATTGCCCCAATTTATGCCATCTAGTAACGAGGCATGTACGAATAATTGAGCAATGTCGCATTGGCATGGTTTGCAATTTTTGGGTGTAGCGTTTAATCTTTTAGGCCCATTTGCCCACCATATTTGACCAAACATAAATACTCTAGGATTAAATTGTTCTATTATTGATAGGTAAATAAATTGCATTGCTTGGGGGCTTATTAAATTATCATCATCAAGCCAATGCAAATACACATCTTGCCCTCGGTATTGTTCTAAATATTTTTGCCTTACGTTTGCTCCGCTTGGAGGTAGTCCTTTATCTCTTTCAATCACTAGTTCTACAAATTGCCCATCACATTCACATAACGAATACCATGAACCAAAGTGATATTGTTTTATTATCGGCACAAACTCAGGCCTTGACACTGGCACTATGATTATTAATTTGCTCATATTAATTCTGTATAATGTTTAACTCCCCATTTTTGACATAGAACTTCAGCATCAGCCATGTTTGACTGCTCGTGTTTGGCTTCTTTGTTTACTGTGTAACCTCCGATATGCTCGCAGTAGTGTGAATAATCAATAACCATTTCAAACCCTTTATCCCTTGCTCTTTTGCACAAGTCTATGTCAGCAAAATACCCTTTAAATTGTAAGTCAAAACCGCCTAATTCAATGTACTTTTCTACGTCTATAATTGGGCAGCACATATCTATCCAATTATGGAATAAATAATCATCCGCATCTTCTATTTGTTGGAATACTTTATGCGGGCTATTAAATGATGGAGTAAGCATAAATAAATCATTTACTTTCATAATATTTTTTGCCTTTTCATAATATCCAACATCAATTCCGCTTGATATGTCTGAGTTGACCATCCAAACATATTTTATGCCTATTCTTTTAAAATCTTTTAACATTCTATCCCAATTGCCAGTCCAAAATTCATTTTGTGTTATCCTCCAATGACAATTAAATATCTTGATATCACTACCCCCATCTATTAAATAAATATCTGAGTATTGCTCTCTTAGTGGTTTCACCAATTCAGGTGTGTTGTATAATATTGATGCTATCATGTTATTTTTTTAGTTTAAAAAGTGCGTCACCCCATCCCTTGTCTCCTTCAGGAGCGTATTCTATAAAGTCGTAATGTTCTGATAAGAGTTGTTTGATGTCCTCGAGCATTCCGCAACCCTCGTATAGTTCTTCTGTGTATGCTTCTGTTATGATTACATCAAATTTATCTATGTATCTACCTAATCCTTTAAGTGCGTTTAGTTCGTTGCCTTGGATGTCTAAGATTAATACGTTTGGCTCATAAATCATTGATGTAGATATTAAACATTCAATAGTAGTTTGATATATCTCTTTAAAGTTTTTATTAAAGTTAATATTACTATATTTATCAATGTGTTTTAATGGTTTCAGTAGGCTAGCAGACTCGTTATTGTTGGATGCTGAGTAATACCCATTTATTTTAGCAGGTGTATCACTTACCGCACAATTTAAAACTAAATCCCCTTCGCATTTATCCCACAATATCGATGTTAAACTTGAATCCATTTCAACCCATACATTGTTATTAAATCCTAACTGCCTATACAATTCATACTCTTGCCCAGTGTTTGCACCAACATGCAATATTCTACCTCTCCTTACTCCTTCGAGTGCTTTTGTTATGTCTATATTCATTTTAGTATTGGCTTGCTTGGTCGTTAGTTAAAGGTTGGTTTGGATTGTCAATATGTTGAGCTTGCAATTTAGTATTTACCATCCAATTAATGTTGTATAAATGTCTTACATCAGCTCCGTAAAGTGGATCTTCTGAACATAATGCACCGCCTTCAAATGGTTCGCCCCACTTGAACCTTACTCTTCTAAATATTTCTCTATGAATTGCAGTGAATCCACAAGTTGAATACTCGCATTTAGTCCAATCGCCCTCTGTTCCTAATCTGTTAAACACATATTGAGCTCCTTGATGTGAGCCTCTACCATGTACTAACCCTGATTTAAGTTTGTATTTGTTATTTTCAAATAGCAATTCCATAGTATTCTCAGGTATTATCACATCTGAATCTACAAAAAATAGCCAATCGTAATCATGTTTAATAGCGTAATCAATACACATATTGCGTGCAGTTACTATTCTAGGGAGTCTATATCCCTGGTCTTGGTCGAATTGTCGGTCTGATTCTCCAAATTCAGAAATTTGCCAAACTTGTAAATTTTCGGGCAGCAGCAATAAAAGTTTTTTGTTATTTGGCAGTTCATTATCAGATGACTCATAATTCAAAAGTACATTTTCAAAACCTGCTTTTTTGATTGATTTTATGCACTCATCTAATGAGTAATTTTTAAAGTCGCAACATATAACTGCGGTTAGTATTTTCATGTTATTGTTTATTAAAATTAAAAAAATAAATCATCTTCCCCTGATATTTCATTTGATTGAATTGGTTGATCAATTTCTTCTGATGGTTTTAAATTTCCAAAATAAAACTTATCTTCTTTGGTTGCACCTTTGTAGTTGCTTCTAATAGCCATTGAATTGCCGTAAATATCAACTTCATCTTTGATAAATACTTGAACATTTAAATAAATTCGGCCATTTTTTTCTGACTTGCTGAATGCTTTGTTTCCTGATTTGGCTTCTTCAATTAACTTACTAAAATCAATTGAGCCATAAAATGTTTTACTCATAATTTTTATTTATATTTTTGTTTTAAATTTATTTCGTTGAACTTGTTTTGAATTTTGTTATACCAACTCTCAACTAAAATGTATGTGTTTTTACTACTTTTTAGCCACTTACATGAATCTTCTATCTCGTTTGGTACATTGGTATGGTTTAATATTTTTGCTGGGCTTAAAGTGGTTAATTTCGTTTCTTCGTTTAATTCTTTTAAGTATTTCTCGTAGCTTGATGCGTGAAAACCTAACATTTCAGAAGTGTTTACGAGCTTTTGAAACTGCTCAACTGACTCAATTCTCATTGTTTTTTAGCATTTTTAAGTTAAAAATAGCCTCATTTATCGGGGTGTATTGTGGTGTAAACCTATTGCTACCATTAGCGTGGATAGTTGCGTGTTGCTCTTGCCATTCAGAGTAGTAGATGTTCACATAGTCAACCAACATCGCAGGGGTGAATTTTCCGTAAACCTTGCCAAAGTAACCCGATTTTAACCTTTTGCAAAAATGAATCCAACCCTCTAATCCAAGTGAGTAGTTATCAAAATACAAAGTTTTTGATAAATCTTTTGTAGTTAAATCAGACCACTCAGCCCCATAATATTCAGCTATTTGCGTAATGATTGCGTTCATAAACATAAAACAATCTGTGTAATCTTTTTGCCCACCTTCGCCAATTTTTACAAGGTCTGTAATTTTTGTTTTTTCGGTGCTACACAGCTCCGCTATTGTTGTTACCGAACTTATCTTGCTGTTCTCTGCGAAGGTCAGCAGCAATGCGTTCAAATTGTTCTTGTGCTTTTGATTTACCGCTTGAAGTTTGTTGTTTGTTTCCATTTTTTAAAATTAATTTGTTTTCTTGTTTGTCTTTTAGCATAAAATTTCTTGCAGTAGCTATCCAATCTATCTTTTTATTCCCGCCCCCAGCACTCCAATTTTTAACGTTTTCATAATAAAATCTTAAATCGGCTAATTCGTAATCAGTGCCATTAAATTCTTTTTCAAATTCATCAAAAATAAAAAAAATAGAATCACAAAAAAGGTGGGGTTTGTTTTCGTTTTTTTCTATAACTCTTTTTTCTTTACTTATATTATCTTTACTTATATTATCTTTAGGAGTGTTACGAACATTTTTGTAACGCGTTACATTTTCTGTATCTTCTTGATTTTTACGCCATTCTAAAATTCTTTTTTTGTTTTTTTCTTTTTTTATCATGAACTTTTCACTAAAGTTTAGCAATTGTTTGTTGAAAGTTTCTCCATTATTTGATGAAATTAAATCAATTTCTTCCATAAAATTCCAGCATTTTTCTAACTTTTTACCTACGAATAATTGCTTTTTTAATACCTCAGTTTTAATTGGTTTTTCTTGAAATGATAACTTTTCTAAAATAGTATAAAATAGACCAAGCCCCTCATATCCAAACTTAATATAAAGCTCAGTTATCTTTTCATCGCTAAAAGAGTTTGAGTCGTGTAGAAAATATTTCATTCTTAAATAAAAAATACCCACATACAAAGCTCCCCCATCGCTATATTCAAATAGCTAAATGACTCTGTACATGGGTATAAATTTTTAAAGATTTTCATTAAATGAGGGATTTAACATTGCAAATATAATTAAATTTATTATAAATTTGTACTTATTTGATTCTTTAATTGTACTACTGCTCGAATATTGGATTTTGCTAAGTCAAAGTAGCTTTCTTTTAGCTCAAAACCTATGCCTTTTCGCCCCATTTTAACAGCCTGATAAACTTCGCTACCTATACCCATAAATGGAGTTAAAACAGTATCGCCTTTATTTGAGTACAAGTGAATTAATCGTTCAATAGTATCAAGTTGTAAAGGACAAATATGCTTTTCGTCATTTTCTTCTCTGCCATTTCTAAAACCTTGTAATGTGTTTGAATAGTTAATATCCATCCATACCGGAGATGCGTATTTTTGCCACAAATCAACACTTAATTCTGTATTGGTTACAGGATTATTCCTTTCACCATCTTTTCTAAATATCATCACATAATCAGGAATACCAACACGGCTCATAGTGCTATCTTTTTTCACTTGCTTGTGTAGCAGCCCGAGTGCCTTTGTCCTTTGCATTTCAACTACCGGGTCTTTCCATATTGTAACCCTACTCGCATAAACAAACCCAGCGTCTTCGAAAGCCTTTAAAAGTAACCCGCTAAAATCTCTCAATCCTATATATCCATGTTTGCCCTTTTGTACGGGTAAATCCATACAATGGACTGCTACATTACGACCACTTATCAATACTCTATATAATTCTTTTATTAAGTACCCAAACTGATCAAGAAACTCATTATAATCTTTTGAGTTACCCATATCTTCTAAATGATTAGAATATGTGTAAAGTTCTGCGAATGGTGGACTAAACACACTAAGCCCAATACTCTCATCTTTTAGATGTTGTATTAGTTGAACACAATCTCCACGTTGGATATTGTACCATTCATTTGACTCTTCAATAGTATCAAATTTGCCTGATTGCATAATTTTACCATCTAAATTTGCGTTAATAGCTTTGCTCATTTCTGTTTGCATAATTTCAAATTGTTTTTGTTTTTTATCTATCGCTAACTTTACATTAGCCATAGTATCTGTTGTGATTAAATAAATATTGACCTCGTTCTTTTGTCCGAAACGATATGACCTCCTAATAGCTTGATATAAACCCTCAAAGCTAAAATCTAAACTTGCAAATATTTGGTTTCTGCAGTTCTGGTAATTCATACCAAATGATGCAATCTTTGTTTTTGTAATTAGTATTCTAAATTCATTATTAGCAAACCCTAATAATTTTTCTTCTTTCCATTCATTGGTATCGCTACCTTTTACTTCTATTGCATCAGGTAGTAGTTTTTTCAACAATTCCCCTTCTTCATTTTGTTTTATCCAAATAATAAAATTTTCATTAGGTTTGTCATTTACCAATTTTACTACTTCATCAAGTCTTTCAATCTTTGTAAGTCTTAACTCTTGATTAAAATTAGTTGCCGAAATTATAGCATCATTAAATAAACTACCATTATCTCTTTTAGGTGTTTTAATTTGGTTTTCTAATAAGTTTAATCTTGGCAAATCATAACCTATCATATCATAACCTATATCTTTAGGTTTGTTTAGCATTATAGCCCATGTGCCTATAAACTGATAGAATAGTTTAGTAGCATGACCTTTAATCCGCCATTTAGCAGTTTCGCCACCATCGTGAACAAAGTACATTGCTAACATTTCATTTCTACCCATAACGTCTAAAAATTCGCTATGGTTCCCTAATTCCATAGGGTCATTTGGGCTTGGTGTTGCTGTACAAGCTAATTTATAAGGAGTTTTGCTAAAATTATCAATAATTAATTTCTTTGTTGCACCTTCAAAGTTTTTCAATATACTACTTTCATCAAGCACAATACCGCTATAAATACTGCAATCTATATTGTCTATTTGCTCATAATTTTTAACTGATATATTTGTCATATCAATACCGAATTTCACTCCCTCCTGTATTGTCTGTCCAACCACAGCTAAAGGTGCTAATATTAATACTGGCTTATTAGTATGTATAGTTACTTGATTAGCCCATTCTAATTGCATTAATGTTTTACCTAACCCGCAATCAGCAAATATTGCATACTTACCAGCTTTCAAAGCTCTTTTAACAATGAATCTTTGAAAGTCAAATAGGTTTTTGTTTAATTGTAAATCTTTAACATCAAACCCAGACAATATATGAGTCTTTTGTTTTTTCTCTAAAAATTTTAAGTAATCTTCCATTTTGTATTTATTTATTTATTTATTTATTAGTGTTTTATTTTAAATTACTTTTCATTACTTCCTGAGTCTGTAATGGTTGGTGTGTGTGATGCTTACCTTCACGAGTTATAAGCCATAAGCCATCAATGTAGTTGGTTGAAAATCCGCACTTACAAGTTGAGCCATCAGCTACCTTATAATTGTCGCCGCACTTAGTGCAAGTCCTGGAGTTATAAGCAATGTTTTTGATTGGTTTCTGTGCCTTTGGTAAAGTCTTTAGATGTTTGGGGTTAATGTACATTTTAGTTATTATTTATTATATAATTTTTTACTTGATTTGTTTCTTCTGGGAGTTCCGTAAAGTCAACTAAAGGCATTTTGTAGCCCTCAATCAACACAAATTTATCTCCTTTTTTCGCATAAATATCATGTTTTTTTACGATGTTGTGATAGATACTGAAGGATGATATGTTTAAAAAGTGTTGTGCTTCCTGTGGCCTCATAAATACTGCCTTTGTTTTTTTAGTAATTAATACTTTTTTAGGGGTTTTCATTGTATTTTTAGTTATTAAAATAGTTATCATTAAGCCATTTGCGACATAAGTTTATTCTATCAAT